AAAATAATACTTCTTTGTTCATACTCATAAATAATCTCATGAATTTCAAATGTTCTGTTTACCTGTCCTATAGTACATAAGATCTCAAAAGCAGTGCAGTCCGTTTCAGAAACGTCAATTTTGATAGTAGTATAAGTCACATTGGCTACATTAAGATTAATAGTATCAATTGTACTAGGAGTAAGAGAAAAGTTCTTATAAAGATTCACAGTAAGATCTGTGATATATGCTGAGATATCAGATTTAACTACAAGCCATATATGCCTAAGATTAAAGAAAATTGAAAGTCCATTTTCATCAGAAGTGAGAACTCTGGTTCTTATCATCTGTGTAATTGGAGTTGCTACATTAGTAACAGATCTATCTGAAGTGGCATTTTCTAGTTCCATTACGAAACCGGAGGTAGACATTCCAAGAGAATAGAAAGCCTTATCGTCTGCCCTAAAAGACACACCATTAAGCAGTGAGATCTCTCTGTCCCAAGGTGGATACCATTTTTGGTAAGCATAGTTATAAACAAGTTCTGTAGAGCCTATAAGAAGATGATATTCGTTCCTTTCTTGATCTATGAAACTCTTAGCTGCTGCGATAGCAGCAATCGTAAGATAGTCTGAAGAGTTAGAATTAAAATAGTTGTCTATCGGAAGTGAGATCTTTGCAACACCTTCCATGTCATACTGATAAACACCATCTGCATCGAGCCAAATAGCAACATTAATAATCAACTCTTTCTGCATATTTGACGTACCCACTTCTACAATTTGCAGCGTATCTGGAGAGACAATCCCTACTTCAGAAGTTACCTTTTTTATATCGAAGCTCTTAGCCAATAAATAAACTCCTGTTTCTTTACCAACTAAAAGATATTCAGAAAAAGACTTAGCTACAGTAACCTCATCTCCTTTTCCAAATATACCAGTGTAGCCTGAGCTGCTACTCCCAATGTTATCAGGTTTCCCTTTAGTAGAATATTTAAGTCTATTTCTATAAAGAGGGTCTCCCCAGAGCATTAACCTACTGTCAAATTCCACGCAACCAGAAGCATATGAAATCTCTGTCGGAGCAAGTGCCACAACTATTAGGTAAATCTGAACCTCATTAGTCAATGTAACATCCCAAGAGATTCTATACCAATAACCAGCAAGATTATCAGAATTAAAACTCCTTCTAACCGGCGTTACAGAAGAGAAATCCCAGAAGATCTGACCTGACTGATGGAAAGAACTTGTCCCATCAGAAGTTCCATCATCAATTCCTGCAATAGAAGACCAACCAGTATCTTCCCAGACTTCCACATCATCAATAACTGAAGCTATGATATTCTCTTTTCCTGTAACAAGTCCTATGCCTACTCCAGCAAGAGGAGAAGTTCCTTTGATATAGAGAAAATCTGAACTTGTTCCTGCTCCTATGTCTAGGTAAGTAGCCTCAGATTCATTAGACACTGCGCCAAGTCCTTCGTAGTAAACGGTCCCGGTGAAGTCGTAAAAAAGTGCTCCAGCAGAATAACCATAAATTCCGTCCCACTTGTTAGTCATGAATGAGAAAGGAGAAGTAACTTTACAATCAGTAATATGAATAGCTGAAGTGGTATTAGCACAAGTAATCTTATACCAATAACCCATAGTTCCTGCGATAACTTTCATCTCGTCTAGATCTGAAGCAGTCCAAGAGATAGTCCCACTTTGCCTAAAAGTGGTAGTTCCCGCAGTTGTTCCATCAGAGAGAGCAGCCGTAGCTGCCCATGCCCCACTTCTCCATGCAGAGACAACTATGGTAGTTGTGTCAATTACATTGTAAGCAGTTCCAAGAGTTATTAAAATTGCAGACATTTTCTCATGTCCACAAACATAGATAGCATCAGTTCCTACACCGTTTGTAAAAAGCATCCTTCCATGAGTAGTAGTTTTTTGATCTACCACTTCTTTAGTAAAATCACTCCATACAACGTTATCATTTACAACAAATCCTCTACATGCTATAGCATCTCCGGAATAAACTGAAGGTCTCTCCTCGCCGTTAGCATAATAAAGTTGTTCACCTATCATGCAAGAAGAGCCGACTGAAGCTCCGATGTCTAGACCAAGAGTGGAACCAAGTCCTGCTGCCTGTGTCAATGGGGCTGCCCCGGCGTAGAAGTAGTCTCCATAGTGATACAAGACCCTGAAGTAATCAGACACCGGATTCTCATAAGGAATAGCTTCCACAACGGCACTTCCGGCAGCAGTAGTGTTCCTCAATGTACAGCCCTTCCTGCCTTTCCATCCACCACGACTTCCAACTGCCCTAAGATTTTCTCCTCCGGCTATCTCTCCAGAGTCAAGAAGCAACGGTGCGTTGTTACTGTCAAAACCTTTTGAAAAGACTTCCTTACTGATCTTATTAGACATCTCAACTCCCTGAGTATCTTATGTGTTTATTCCCTCTAGATCTTACCGCAAGCCATCCATCTAAGAGTCTTCTTGCATCGGCAAGACGGCTACGGAAGTATTCAAAATATTTTGGATCAAGAGCAGCCGAAGGTTTAGCCATTGCACTTACTGTTGCGTCAAGAACTATGAACTCAGCGCATTCTTCTGGCAACGGAGAAATAGATCCGTAAACGGAACTGGTGCTAAATGTCCCGGCAAGTGTAGCTGTGTAAGTAGCTCCAACGTAGTCACTGACTGCTACCGTCGTTCCTAATCCGGTTCCAGCTATGATTGTAAAAGATGTGTCATTGTAATAATCATCTACGAAACTTGGATCATTAGCAACCTCAAAGACTATAGTATTCGTTGTGCTACCTGTGAAGCCTATGCCAGCGTGAAGATTTATGATCTTTGGTTCATACCACAGAGTCACGACTGTGCTGTAGTCATCATGATTAATCTCAATAGTGTCTCCAGAGAAGTAGCACGAGAGCGTTCCGAGATCCAGACCAGTAGCATAGCTCCGGTTCACCCTACGCTCTCGCACTGTATTAACCAAAGGAATCTCTCTGCCAGAGACCTTCTCTTCCATGTAGTTGAACTTAGAGAAATCACTCGGTAGTGTGACAATGGAACTCGAAGGTATAAGATCAGTAGATTTCTGAAGCCTATCCCCATCAGAAGCACTCACCATGAATCCGGCCTTCTTATGCGAGAAACTAAGCTTCCTCAGCAACTCTGCATCAGTCCAATGCTTCTCCGCATCAGTCTCTCCGACATTAGCCCTGAGTTCTTCAAGTAGATAAGCAGAGTTCATTCTCGAAGACCTTCCATCCCGTCAAGAGATTCTTTCTTATTAATAATATGGCCTTCAGCATGCTTAATCATAAGAGCCATTCCACTCTGTGTCTGTTTCAAAAGATCCTTGTCGCTCATGAGCCTCTGCTCACCAGCCTCAACTCTCGTCTTAAGGAATTGTTCTAACTTAGTAGCCTTGACGTACTGTTGAGAGAAAGACTTCTTTTCCTTTGTCTGTTGAAACGGTTTTATTTGTTCTTTGTTAGCCAAAGTATCAGCTCCTTTCTTAAATCCGTTAGGCTGATTTGTACCAAGTTTATAAGCCTTGGAAAACAGATCAGCAGCAGCAGGAGTTTTAAATTCTATAAAGTTATCTTCTTTTAATGCTTTAGTTATGGCTTCTTTGTCTCCATGCTTCTTTAACACACCGTCAGTCTCAGTGATAGTCGGATAAACAATATGCTTGTTATCAACAGATCCCCATGCCATGAGATGTGTGGATTCAGTTCCATCCTCATTCTTTATTGATTTACGATTAGGATCTAATATACGCTTAACAAAGGGCTTATCAGTATTTCTACCCAAGACGCTTTTTATAATACTCTGAAGATTAGACTTATTCTCCTCACCCATCCTCTTTCACGATCCTTTCAATTTTGTATTTCCTCGGAACCTGCACACTCAAAATCCCATGTGAGAGATTGTAAGTATCAAGTGCAATCGCTTCGATCTTGTTGCTAAAATCTTTCATCTTACGTCGTTGGACTTGGTTATCAAGCTCATCCAGGTAATCTGCAAGCTGAGCAGCAGTGTAGCGATCCCAGCTATACTCCGTGAGCTTAAGCAGCACATGCTGACCCAGATCCTTATAACTCATACCCTCTGTCTGTACCGTGAGAACATGGTAAGGTGTCTGACCAGAAGCCTTTGGCAGCTTCCAGATCTCCCACTTACAAGAAACACAGTCCCAGATAACTTCATACTCATCGTCGAGCTTCTTGAGTTGCTTAGTAAAACCTTTGTCTGGAATCATGGCAACATCATTGGAACGCTTCCATTCCTTCTGTTTCGCTGTGTTCGCATCAAGGATTATGTTACTCATCATCGCCTCCGATCACCACAATCTCTTCTTCCTCAACACCATGATTCTCAAAAGTATAATCTACTGGACTTGGATGAAGCACTGGTTTAAACTCTTTATAGGTCATATCTCCTATAGACGCTGCAAATTCAATCCAACGATTCAACGTATGAGGCATCTTCATCGAAGGATCTTTGTGGTCTACCGGAATCTTTGCATAGCCAGCTTCGAGAAGTTCATACAACATCTCAAGTCTTACATCATAACCCCACTCATGCGACGGTCCCCAAGATCGTTCCATCTCAGTACAACCTCTCTTAAGAATCGTATGTGGCGCGGCTTCTTCGCCGAACTCAAACACAAGCTGCTTCTTCACCTCGTTCAACAGCCTTCTGGCAACCTTAAGACCTTTTCCTAATGGTGCATACCAGTAACCGCCGTAGTTCCTCTCAACGTAGCCACGTTCTTCGATCCCACACTTCGCAGGAAGTCCCATACGTTCTTGTACGGTCTTAACTCTCATAAGATCCTTGACTGTCTGAGGCATTGTCACGATTTTAAAGCAACCGAAACAAGGCTTTGGTACTATGTTATAAGCATTAAAGAAGATATGTAACCACCTTATGCAGTCTCTATCTGGGCAAGGAATCGTTTGGTTCCATCCACTATTCACCGGACTTATCGTCGCGTAGTAGATCAATCCACCTTTCATATACCAGTCACCTTTTTGTAAAGCACTTGCGACTGGAGCCAAGATATCAATCATTCTATTCGAGTCGTACAGACAAAGTTCTTTTTTCTGTTCCATTCTACTTTCTCCTTTTCGTTGAGGTCGATGTCAGCCTTCCCAGAGTGGAGAATACACCCTCAGTTATAGGCCGAGGGACTCTAGAAAAGCCAGCACCGTCCTTAGTTATACCGGCTGCTCATTAATAGCATTAGCCGATGTTTGTTTCCTACCCCACTTGTCAAAGCGATTAGCCTCGTACATAAGCTGGAAGCCAAGGAGTTCGATCTCATTAGCACTTCCACTCATAGTGGTACAGATAAGAATAATCCCAACCATCGCGTCATCTTCTGCAAAAGCAGCATCCCACTCTAGATCAGCCCAATCTGTCATCTCAAGACTTTCAGCAGTAGTGGAACAAGTGTGTGCATCGAATGCCACGCTTTTGTCATCGGCAGTATCCATGTCCACGACTGTAGCTTGCTTCGCATGGAACTTAGTCTTTATGGTAAAAACCGGAGTATCGGCATCAGTAGCACTATGACAGAAGAAAACTCTTCCAAGCATCTGTGTGCCAGTGTCCCAATCCCAAGGTACAGGAATAAACCAATGAACCTCATCGGCATCTGCACCTATAAAAACAGCACCGAGAACTCCAGCACCACCTTGGATTGTCACCACTGGCGCACCAGCACCTCCACCTATATCTGCTCCTGCCGTTCCAATAACGTCGTGAGCATCTTTTGCATAGAAGGTTTTCCGTCTTAGCTTCCAAGCAAATTTTTCATTTCCAAGAGCCATATCTTTTCCTCCCAGGGGCCAGCCTCCCGACAAGCCCCTTTTAATCCTTCTTAATTAGAATAACTGAGATCAGTCAAAACACCATGAGCATTCCGACGTGTCGTACCAAGCTCTGCATATCGGAAGATGACAGCTTCATAAGCATCGTAGCCTGTGATCCGACTGAGAATCGCACCGTCTTTAGACATCCACTCGTAGTCACTCATCCGGTAGATGTTGAGATACTGCGTTGAGAGGAAATAAATCTCCCCGTCAATAGCATCTGTATCTACCATAAGCGGAATCCCGTTATAATCAAGTGCTGTCCACCCCCCACTGAGCTTCATGGTATTAACCTTGATCTCAGCAGCTCTCATCATAGCCAGATATTCTCGCCGAATGGCATGAGTCGTAAGGATAACATTCGGACCTTTACCAGCACCCACAGCAATCTCAACATCGTCAAAAGTTCTCTGCATCAGATCTTCAGTCAATTGTCTCTGACCTTTATAACGACCAGCGGAAGAAGACTTAACAGTGGACTTAAACCAACTGTAAGTGTCTACACTGAGACCTTGGAGACTGTCCTCTGTCGGAGCACTTGCAGAGGCAAAGCCGACATTGGAAGCACCGTCAGTAAAAGAGATGTCATCCAGATTCGTGTTTGTAACAACCCCCCTGAGTCCCATCATTTCCAACCTACCTGCACCAGCTCCACTTGTACTTGTCAAGCTCACCATATTAGCAGGTCTTACATAGAAAGTAGAAGCAGCTTCTGTAACGCTTGGATCAGTCACAGTGATAGTATCGTAGTCTCCACTAGTGGTATCATCAACTGCGCTTACTGCGATATTCGTACCATCAACAACAGCAGCAGTAGTTCCACTACTCAGTGTTAGAACAACCGGAACACCTTTGGTGAATTCTTTAAAATACTTCGCACCGAAGCCACTCCCAAAGGCATCACCACCAACGCTATTCCCACGATACTTCTTTTGCAAAGTATAAGATGTTCCACTCTCAGAAGAACGCCATCTTCCCAGGAGACCGTAGCCAGCTCCCCAGAGTTGCCGGTTAATATCTTTCTGCATATCCACCATAGCGCCAGTGATTTCTGTATCAATCACCCTTGCATAAGCACCCTTGCTATCGGCAGTCGCTTTAATCGTAGGCCCACTGAAAGTAACCCTACCATAGTTGTACTTTGTCGGAACAGTACATTTCTTATATTTCTGGTAATCGGCTTCAGGCAATGCACCGCCATCAGCTCTTGCACCAAGACCACCAGTTCTTCCGTAGTGGCACTCAATAGTCGCATTTTTTCCACTGATATCTGTCTCATTCGTATCAATAACATCACTGAGAAAAGTATCATGATTTAGCTGCTCCTGAATTGCTTCCAGATAAAAAGTCTTCAAGACTTCATCATAGTTACTCAGAATAGCAGCAGTACTTCCTGTATAGGCCATTTATCTTACCCCTTCATTCCTTTACCTTTAAAGAACGCTGTAACTGCTTCGCGTGGAGTCAATGTTCCTTCACCACCCTTGAAGCTCAACCTCTTCTTACCCACGATTGTCTCCGCAGTTACATCACCACCTTGTTCTTTTAATTCGTTAAGATCAAGTCCATATTTCTTTGCGAATGCTTCTTCTGCGGCAGCACCAGTCTTCACTGCTTCAACGAGAACATCATCCACATGCCCGAAGATCTTCTTGGTCTTATCACGATTGCCTCTTGCGATAGCTTGTGCTATCTGCTCTGTAGTAGCATCAGGATATTCTTTAGAGATAGAACTCTGGAGAGCGTGGGTATAAAGCTTATTGTTGTCACCCTTAAGATTGACGATCTCGTCCTTATACGGCTTAAGAGTCTTTTCCATAAGCTCTTTTACTGTATCCAGAGTCAATACATCATCCTCGTTCTTTTCACCACCAAGTTTCTTCTTGTCAAGGTCCAATGCTTTCAATTCTTTTACAACAACCTTCCCTTCATTGTCAATAACACCACCTTCTATCAGTCCATTAAGAACAGTAAAAGCTTCTTCTGACTGCTCAATAAACTGTTTCGATGTTATGTTATGCTTAGCAGTAAAAGCCGTAACTTCTGCAACAGCTTCTGTGCCGGTCTTAAGAGTTTTATTTTCTTCTGCCATAGCAGCTACCATCTCAACGGTAAAAGTTTCTTCACCGACTTTGATTCCTTTGTCTTCCCCACCTTTGTCTTCCCCAGATTCTTCACCCATCTTTCTTCTCCTTTTTCTTTTCTTTTAAACTTACTTCTTTGCCTATAATAAAAGTTTCAAGCCCACCTACCAAGCTTAACTGTCTTATAAACTTAGGAACTCCAAGGCGGAATTTCATGCTATATGGGACCAAGCTAAGAACTTTCTGAATCTGATTATCAGGGATTCTCTCCACTAACTCCTGATCTGCAAGCTCATTGACCTTTTCCCAAAGCTTTTGTAACTCCTTAAAGGTTATGCAGAACTCTTGCCAAGTCTTTATCAACTCGACAGTCCTCTTATCTTTTAAAATCATTATTTTCTCCCTTTGCCTTCCATCGTTGCTTGTCGTTCTAACTGAGCATTAATCTGATCTTGGAGAAATTCTTGATGCAACTTCTCATGTTCAGTAAATCTGAGATCTTTAGCTGTCCACTCTTGTTGCTTCTCAGGATCAAGCTTCTCCTTTTGATACTCCAAAGACTTCCTGTAGTGGGTATGTTCCTTTATATGAATACTATGGTTGTCATACATATTAACAAGATGAATCACTTGTTCTTCTGCTGCGATAATCTTATTCTCCCATCTTGCGTAAGACTCGTCAAGGATGTCATCTGAATAGATATCTTTAACAACTGCATCTTCCAACATCTTCATGACATGACGGCGGACTTCTGGATTCGCTGGATCACCGTAGAGACCGGCTTCGTACTTAGCAAGAACTTGCTGTTCCTTAGCGACTCTTGACTCTGAGATTGTACTTTGTTTAACTATATGAACATCGGTGTTATCCTTAAGATCAGCTCCCTGAAAAGCAAGAACTTCAAAGTCACCTTCTTGTCCACGAATCTTAATCATTCTTTGAGCAGTATATCCACCTTGGACACGTCTAAGAACCCTGGTCATCGTTGCTTCAAGACTCTCTTCATGAATAGCATGAGTTCCGATTCCACCCATCGCATCTTGCTCAAGCAGCAGACCTACCATGCTCCCACTTCTGAGATCACTCTTGTTCGTTCCTTGGGAGACCTCATGTTGTGAGAACAGATCGTTCAATGACTTGGCGATAATACCGAGAATATCATTGTATGTCGCAGTGAGTCCTTTAAGCGTAAGATGTTCAGGCTTTCTTCCTAGAACAACATCATACTCTACGACTTCACCATGAGAACTATCCGGCCCTTCTCCCATGTGACAATTTCTCGGAGCTAACCACTTCCCTCTTGCCATTGTACTATTGTATTCGTAGACATCACTGAGTGTGTCATTCCAAATCTTCTGAAGAATGATTCCAAATCCCATAGTGGCAACACCCCAGAAAAGTCCAGGCATTTCGATATCTTTGAACTGTTCAATCGGGTAGTACAAGTGTGGATAATCTCTGCTGCTGAGAATAACCCCGTTAGCAGCAGAGATAAACTTTCCTTTTGGATATTTCTTACAAGGCTTCATGTAAAGATCTACCACAAAAGCCCCTTCTTCTTTTCCACTTCCTACACCACCGACTTGATCAAGAAGGTAGACATGCTCGAAGGTATGAGTCAACCTGTCTTCTGCCGGTACTTCGGAGCCTCTCTTAGCATAAGCAGAAATCCATTCCAACGTATGCCATCTTCTTTTGATAATCCAATCACCATCGTCACAGTCATCCTGCGCTGCTGACGGAACTAAGATCTCAAAGGGACTCCAGACACTAACGTCGGCATCACCTTGGTAAACGATCTTACCGGAGCCTTCTTCAACTGCCTCTGGTCCGAGCTTCTTATTCCAACTATCCACTAAAAATCCACTCCCACAAGAATGGACCCAAGCAGCTAACTTTCGAGTCTTCTTAGCCATCTTACCATTACGCCAGAAGTGCTTAAGAAACTTATCCCCGGCATTAGCTGCTTGAATATCAGAATCTTCATCTGAATTAGGAACCACGGACATCGAAGGTCTTGCCCTTATGAGGTCGTTAACCTGCCGTCTCCACTTTGGAAAAAGCTGATTATCAACGACCTTATATTTGTTCTTAGTCGGGAGAACTTGTTGAAGCATATGAGCTGCACTGTTAAAGAAGACGTTCTGTCGCCCATGTAAGAACGCGAGGTTCAAAATCCAGAAGCATTCGAATGGTCTTCGTGTGTCAAGTCCATCATCGACCTTGTTCTTGACCTCACTCCACAGATCATCCTTACCTTCTGGCTTCTTCACCGCAGGACGTGAACTTTCTGGTGCTTTAGGTATCTTATTCAGGCGCATAAGGGATAACTTCTCCTATCATGGACTCAAGATCAATAGGGATTCCGTCATCGGAAGAACCACTTACTTCTATCTTCTCTTTCGGTGTCCCAAAGTCCATCATGACTATCCTGCTAGTTAATCTTTCAATGATCTTATCTTTACGCTCAACTTCTGCAAGTAGTAGCTTTATTAACTTTGTCTTTGCAAACATCTGATTATTCTCCTTGCTGTCCCTTTACCTATAATTCTACCAGGTTAACAAGCTTTTGTCAATAATTTTTTATAAAAACACCTGCTTACTTCCCATCATGTATGACTCTTTCAACTTGAGATGAAATCAGGTCATCTAAGGAGTCAATAGCCAACGCAGAGAGAGCTTTAACACTCAAAGGAACCTGAGCCTTGACCTTAGCAATAGCCATGTTCTTCAAAGCATCCCTCTGGTCTTTGTTAAGCTTACCATCTACGTTTTGTTCTTTGTAGTACTTCGCCACGGATTGCGTAAGACCTTTCACAACAGTCTCAGTTGTCAAAGCAATATGCTTCATCGCTGCTGCTGCGTTTTCATTCTTTGTTCGACTAGCCACCCATTTGCTCAGTTCAGCCAGCCCCCACGATGTAGCCATTGTCAGTATTGTTCCGAGTATCGGAATTAATAGTTCAAGTCCCATTGTCTTCTCCTTCTTTAAAGTGTTCTATATAAAAACTCTCTTGTCACAGGAACGTATTTCCCTGGTGACGGTGATCCCCAAAAACTTCGGGGTTGATTCTTTGTTCTCGGTCTGTTATCAAGATGTAACCCAGGACTGTTCCACCAAGAATAGATTCCTATGCCAGTGAAGCCTGGAAAACGCTGTGCTGCTAAAAACTGGTTCATAACACTCACACCCACAACATGAAGATCAATGGCTTTGCCCTTTGGATGCCAACCAGTCTTTCGATCTTCATAGCCGCAATGAACAATAACTGGCTTGTCTTCGTAAGTTCTGAAAGCATCAAGCGTCTGCATAAGTTCGAAATCCATCCTCACAGGATCACCGAATTTATCACCTGTCAGTGTTGGCTTAAAATGGACTATCTGTGACCATTCATAAGCTGTCATAGCAACCTCTTTGCAATCCACATCATTGCAGTGGTCATCCCACCAGCAATAGAAGCAAAAGTCATTATTCTCTTAGCTGAAGGTTGTGTTGCTTCTTTGGTCTCAAGAACAACTATTCTTTTATCTAGTTTAGGAATAGCTTTAAGTTTATCGAAGATAGTAAGATGCTGCTTATTCCCTTCTTCTATCAGAACAACTACCCTTTCCAGTGTCTTTCCATGTTCTATGCACAAAGTTTTAAGATCTTCTGACATAAGAAACTCCACTTGTTAGTAATTAATATCTTTTCCGGTCGATGAATACCCTACTACTTTAGTAGGATCTGAACTATGTAATATCTCTTTACGAAACACATCTGCTTCAATAAAGGAAACATAGATCGTTCCGCTTGCCGTTATAGCTGCCCCTGCATTAGTTGCTGTTGCAGGTATGATAATTGAGATTAATTCTGATAGGCTTATGTCATATGTTGCAAAAGCGGGAAGTGTGATTGTTACAACCGTAGTACTCGTTCTGACAACGTGAGCATAGGTTAAAGCTACAACATTAGTCCATCCATAGGTTTCTGTTCCTGAGCTTGTTATTCCTGCAAGTAGGTCTGTGGTCTGCGAACAGTCGGTTCCAATATCCACATGCCATATTGCATTTGTAAGTGTAAGAATTATTGTTTTCCCACCGTCTACGATATTTGTTTCTGGTAGATATCCAACAGGGCTTATGGTCCCGGAGGCAACTGCACCACCCGTCAAGGCATCCGGCCCTATGTCCCAACCGAAAGTATCTTGGCTTACTGTTGTGGTGGTTGTTGGATACGATAGTGACTGCTCAACATCGGTAACATCATCCCAAGTGTCCCCTAAATCTAAACCTGTATTATCTGCTGCTGAGCCATCTTGAAGGGCAAAATCCTGAATAGTGAGATCATCACCGTCTTTATCTCTCCACCATACTGAAGTTGTTTCTACCAACCCAGGCGCAGCATAAGAGAGATCATTCGTTCCCTTAGCATTAGCTACTGGCTCTGAACTCCACAGATTGTAATCAAAGTCAATCCCATCATTATGATAAGGCACTTGTGCTTGCACATTAGTAAAACCATAGAAGTAATTATTCTTAACTTCATTATTAACATATTGACTTGAACCAAGACCAACGTAAGAATAGAAATTGATATCACAGAAGACTACTCCGTTATTATAAACCTTAACATCCTTAACGTAGCCAGCTACATTCGCTGAATTTATAAATATTCCTCTGTAACAATAAGCTATAAAGTTACCATAGATTTGTACGTCCTCAGTATAAGGATCATTACTGTTTTCATTATTCAAGCCAATTCCATCTGACGGATTTGTATCAAGATTGTAAGTTGCATTTCCTGTGCCATAAACAAGGTTTCTACGGATAATCACACCCTTTGTCGATCCGACATAAATACCAACCTTGTTCCCATACAAAATATTATCTTCAGCAACTAAACCAGTATCGTTATAATTAAAGAATCCTATTCCCTCACCGTGGTTATGATATGAAGTGTTCTTTGAAACAGTGACATTATTACTATAGCTCACGACAGCGATTGCTGCCGGGTAATCCGATCCTAAGTCTTCAACTCTTTTTCTTCCTGTATCCGTCACAGTGCATCCTTGGATCACACCGTGGTCGATATTATAGTATTTTATCCCAGCATTAAAAGCTTTATTACAGTCAACATCAACGGTGTTTATGTAACTCGCGTTATCCACCACCATGTGATGTCCTAGTGAATCCTTAAGACTTATATTTGTTATTAAGATATACTCTTGGTAGTGAGACTCAATTAGCCCATCATTTCTATCCAGTGGAAATACATACTCCCCATCGAAAATCGGTTTATCTCCTGTTCCGTATGCCCCAATAATAGCGTAGTTATCAGTATCAACTCCAGAATGACCAACCGTAAATATCACACCTGGGAATGTGTCGCCTCTTTTAAAATAAATATCATCCCCTGCAACATAGTCCGACTTACTATTAGCTTGAGCCATAGTAAAGGGATCTCCCTCTGAGCCAACTCCTGTACCAGAACCACTTGTACTAACATAGTACGCTGCTGCAAAAGCTTGGAGAGGAATCAGCAGGAAGCTTAATATTATGAGTAACTTTTTCATATTATTGTAATCCATTTATCTCTATATCATAAATCTCAGCGTCACTAAGAACGTCATTAGTTACATAGAGATCTTTAAGATTACCATCCATATAACTACCTATATCCTCACTTCTTCCTACCATGAAATTACCTACGGTGTCATTGACTCCACCTGAGTAAGCATAAGAACCGGATGGGAACGACCCGCCATCGTGAGGTAAACCGGCAATATAAAATTTCATTGCTGTACCAGTATTAGTAATAGCAAAGAAAATCCATTCTCCTGTAGGTGCTGAGTCTGTAGCGGTTTGTGGACTTTCTGTAGCTGTACCATCACTTGATATTTGAAATTGAAATGCGTTATTACCGCCATGCCTACGGATTAAATAACCGCTATCGACTGATGTACCTTTTGCAGCTATAGGTGAATAATCATCACTGTTAAAGTACACCCGTCCACATATTGAAAAAGTAGTCGTGAAATCGAAATCAGCACTTGCAGAATATCCGTATTGAGAACTTGCTGCCACAAAAAGAGCAGAGTAAGTTCCATTTGGCGGTGCTGGTGTAGCAGTCTCGTAAGTTATAGTACCAGAATCAGTCAGATCATTACTATTTGCTGTCTCATCTGTTAGATCATTCTCAAAAAGGTAAGCAGCAATGGCATTACCGTCAGCGATATATGTTGCAGCCCCTCCTCCTGGTACGCCTCCGTCTGCTGGAACCCCTTCTCGATCCGTAACTCTCCAGTCATTAGTAGTTCGGTAAGTCAGCTCGACCATACTCCCACTTGCATCATCAAGCTTAACCATATCAGCAGCAGTAAAAGCGGTTCCTTCATAGTTAGTGATAACATGAGAAGCATTAAGTGATCTTACATATGTATCTGCTGTGCCTATTTTAAAACATCTTATAAAAGCGCCTGACAAGATTAGTGAACTATCAGGAATATTGACCCTTCCCCCTGCTGTCATAAAAATAGTACTATCCATTTCAGTTGGAATTAGATTATAATCTACGGCTGAATTTATTATTTTCTTATTAAATTGACCGATTCCACTTGGAGCAAGATTGATTGCACTCCACACTTCGCTGAGTCCGTAACCACCATAGCCGTAGTAACGATCTGTGACATATTTAATTATCAAGAATTTCCCTGGGGGAATTATAGTATTACCATCCAATTCAAGAACCCCTGCATCATCTCCGGTTTTAAGACTCGTAGTTCCTGCATTAAAGAGAATCCCAATCTGTCCCTCAGAAGCATTAGTCTCAGTCATCGTGAAGTTCGTTGGCTCTCCTGTTCCGGTCATCGCCAGGAACACAACATCGCCAGCGTCAAGAGTCACCGCATCTTCATTATCCACGTTCAATGGAGTCTGTATAACATCAGCAAGACCAAGAAGAACTTTCATAGCTGCATAATCAGCAGCAGCAAGAAGAGACTGTGTATTAGCTGAGTAGGTAATAGCATTAAGTGTTCCTAGTGTCGCCGGAAGAGTCTGTGTTCCAACAGCTCCACTTGTTGAGAGTGTATCATTAGGTACAACGATCTCATTAACATAAGCAGAAGGACTTCCATCAGCTTCAGTTACTTTTATGAGTCCAATGGCGGACCTAGCAGAAGCATTTCCGGTAAACGATAAAACTAAAATTACTGTCAAAATTCCTATAAAACTTTTCATATTTCCTCTCCCGTTAGGGTTTGTATGTACTGTCATTACCGACCTAACGAATTACCTCGAATCGCAAATTCCGTCCCATCGGCTGCTGTCCTATTTGCCCCAAACCAAATACACCCGACAACAATATCAGAGGCGTGGGTATCATCTATGATTAGAGCGCATGATACTGGCCCAATTTCTCCCCCACTTGCAGTCCAAGTCACATCAGCAAACGTGAGTGAAAAATCACCGCTACTGCTTTCTGTGACTGTGACACTTGCGAGCGTTTTAGTGTTTTGAGTGTATCCATAATTAGTTGCCAATTCCGAAGCGGAAACGTCTGAATATGTGTCATGAGTGTCATAATCAAACGTATAACTGCTCTGCATTAAGATGATTTTAAATGAATCGTTTGACCAATCAACTCCCCCTTTATGTAAATCAGAGAGATACCGATTCGTGAACATGCTTGATGTTCCGAAAGCCGAAACAGTCAAAAAGAAAAATGTCAATATTGTTGTGAAAAACCTTTTCATTTTTACTCCTATTCAAACGGGCCAAGTTTCGCCTTGGTTTCGATTTTAAATTTAATTACTTTAGACGCTGTGCCGGTAAGTAAACCAGAAATACGAATATGGTAATCATGATCTACACTAAATCCATTTGCTGCTGATAACTGCAATCTCTTTTTATAATATCCAGTAGTATTGGCATCATCAAATAAGATCATTGATCCAGTAGCAACGGGAGTTTCAGTATCGTCTTCGTAAATCCGATAAGTTGGAGGGTCATCGAGATCCACATCAAACGATGTATTAGGGTTATGCGCCGGGGCTGCAAAGGTTATATATTTATCAATCTCATACGTTCCTTCATATTCTGCAAAACAGAGCGTGGATACTAAAAGTAAAACCAAAAAGAATAATACTGCACTTGTTTTTTTCATAATCGTTTCCTTATTGTAATATAAATCCATATACAGCATTTCCTGTACCCATTACCCTAATAGGCGTGGTTAAGCTAAGGACTCCCATTTGATACTTATACAAAAAAGGAGTCACGTTTTTGTAAGACAAAATTACTACTGAGTTTCCACCAAAATTATTCATCGTGGTTTGATCACCCCATAATCCAGACAATCCGTTACTTTGAGCAGACCACGTTACACCCTCGTCATGTGATACAAGGTAGGTTATGTTGTTTCCACCAGCCCCCATACCAACAGCGAATATTAAGCCAGAGCTATAGATTTTAAGATTGTCCAAGTAGGCATCATCTGAATCAGTGGTATACTCGTTTTGATACCATTCATCACTGGAATACTTATAAAAACTCCAACCCTGAAAAACTCCACTTGAGTTCGAAAATTTCTGAATCAGGGACGGTGTTGCCGAACTGAGAATATCTGCTGAACCGTTGACAACAGGAATGTAATCAGTCGTGTAATGACCTTGCTCAGTCCATACCGCCGTACCATCTGTGGTTGTGGCATAATGGTCTGTATCGAATGTCGGAGGGCTTCCTGCGCTCGTTCCTGCCGTGGTGCAGATGTAATAGTGACCGTCACAATACCTCACATCATCTTCAGCATAAGCCGTTGAATTGGCTCTTTCAGAATACGAATAGGCATCATCGCACCGGACAACGATATCATTATTAGATGGAGAAAGCGGAAGGGTAAGACTTGCACCGTCTGAACGATAAGCCAAAAAAGTACCATCCCCCTGATAAACTAATTTACAGTACCCAACATCAGACGCATAACCAGCGCCCAAAGCAGCAAGAGAATATGAATTAAAAACATGAAGGGTTTGTTGCGATTCGGTTTCGTTGCCGATTGCAAGCCCGTTTCCCGACCAATAAATACCTAACTCCGGAGAAGTCGCAACTGTAACAGGATCATACCATGTAGTACCGTCATAAGCCCGTACATGGATTGAATAACTGCTTTCCGTGAAAAGGAATAGAACCCCATTATCATCAATGAAAATTTCTTTATATCCGCGAGTACATGAGTCAGAAACGCTGTCTGCATTACCGTCATCAAGTGTAGGTGAAACATCTGTCCAATCATCCACATCAATATCAAAGCGTGGATCTGCAAGAAGATACGGACTCTTTTTTATATAGATATAATGAGACTCGCCTACATTGTTACGCCCACCAGAAATAAACCAGACATACCCATCATTCCCAAGTTGAAAAAAAGCTTTATTGTGCAAATCCCAATATCTGATATCAATCTGTTGCCAATCTTTGACAAATCGTTCTTTATCATGATCATAAATAGCAGCATGGGGGATATGTCCAAAACCAATAGAAGGAACAACTGTGAGAGTCCCATTTGTAACAGGTTTTGTATACCCCATGTAATCCCCAACCCTGCCAAAGTGGTTGGTTTCTATACCTCCAAGGTCACTAATGGTTTCTGTCAGATCGTATTCTTTTGCCCGTACCCGAATAGTATTGTCAGATGTTCTGTAAACTACTGCGAAATCAGTGTATGTTTTGGCGTTCGATGTAAAGTAAGTGTCTTGCAAGGTCGGGCCTGAAACAAATTCCGTTGCACTTCCAAGGGTTCCGGTTCCAAGGGTTCCCGTATCTTCTATCCACTCCTTTATTTTTATATCAGTTCCGTCCCAATATCCAACAACGGCCCCAGGTTCCGAATCATCGTTGAAAAGAGAAGAAGCTGTAAATCCGTTATCAATTCCGGTTTGCATGTCAGAAGCAAATACGGTTGCGGTTCCCCATGATCCTGCTTGTGTTCTGGTTCTGTAATATAAATCGTTGTCCGTTCCATCAATCCAGAATACAACCAAAGTATATCGAGATGTTGTGATAGCAGTAAAAGCAGTTTCAGATTTTAAATCTGCCGATACAGTCTCTTCGCTTCCCCATGTTCCGGCTGATTTATCAAAAAATTTAAAAAATAAATCCGTACCATCAGAATAAACACAACCCATATCATATGATTGAAACCCAACCATGCAACCTGCGCCGGTTGTTGTTGCCCTGATAACTGTTGCAGAAGCTTCCCAGGAGGCATAATTACTACCATCCATCGCCAAAACTTCAATGGCCGATCCCGTATTTGCGGCAATATAACCGTATGGTGCTGATTGATTGTCTATTGCAAGGGAAGGATATGTATCAAAGTTTTCAGTGTTGAAAACATCGCCTCTGAGTTGACCGTAAGTATCATCACGATTAGCAAGCGTGTTATCGTCTGTATCTGCTCTCCAAACCTCAAAAGCTTCGTTGTCAGAGGCATTATAAAGCCCTTGTCTTAAATATGTACCCCACCCTACCGCACCGGCAATTTCATAGTTTCCAATGATCTGCCTTGCCGTATCGTCTTTATCAACCATGATATCCTTGGGAGTCATGGCGTAATCGTCTGTCGAGAATGCTACATACCTGACCGCATCGTCTGTTCCGGTTCCGTCGTAATAATAGTAAGTGCAGCCGGAACCATCACATAAAAAATTACGCTGGAATGGATAGTTATAGGCATTCGCGTGTGATACCGTGTCGATCTCTGCTGAGATATTTACATCAGGAGTTGAGTTGATTGTCGGGGATGCGCTCAAAGAAACGGTTTGATCGCCATTATCAAAAGTGGTGATTTCCCAGGTAGTTGAATTAGTGACATTACCAGCTTGAGATACCATCCATTTGTTAGATCCCAAATTTGTGGCTTGATATCCGGTTCCACGAACAGCGTATGTTGAATCAATTTTTAATGACCGAATGCCATACTCGCCATGCACAACAATTATCGGAACTTTTCTGGTATCGCTCCAATTTACAACGATTGAATTAGATTCCGGCGTGATATGGAAAGCACCATCACTGGCCCTCCCCTCAGTTCCAAGGCTTATGGGATCTGTTTGAAAAATAACCGGAGTCCCTGTTGTTATTGTGTTTGGGGTTATGGCAATAGTCCAAATGTCATTAACTGCGGCGTTTGAAGTCTGAGAAAATAACCAATCCCCACTCCCCAAATCTTCAGCTTGGTAATCTGTGCCATCCACCTGTAAAGTAGAACCAATATAAAAAACTGGTGTTTCGCTTCCGCAACCGGAAATATACAGAGTCGGTTGTTTCTGAGCTGTTGCCCAATCAACAATAACTGCACTACTGTCTATTGCAATATGCCAAGCACCATCACTCGTAAGCCCTTCAGAACCGATTGAAAGTGGATCTGACAAGGCTGTCTGTGCCGTTCCCTGCGTGATTCCAGCATGAACAGGAAGGGCAAACAGTAAAAATATTAAGAGATATCTAAATACTATCATCGGCATTCTGATTTCCTATGATTATTCTGTCAGCTTCAAGGTCGTAAAGTTGCGTATCGTCCCTATCTTCATGATCAACCCAAATAACATTAACATGGTCGTAAGTGATTCCGGCTGTCAGTGTTCCCGACATCCTGACGTTTAAAATCATATTTGTACCGGAAAGGTCATATCTCAGCTGTAACGTCCCATCACAGAGAAGATTCGAAATAAGAAAATTACACTCATCTGAAGTAATTGCGAGATAATCTGCGGTGTTGTAATCTGTATCATCAGAAGCGGTTGACTCTGAACCCGATCCTTCATAAATAACAGCTTCCCCGGTGATTGCGGCTTGTGCTGCAAGGATACCACCCATACGATTATAAACAGAATTGCTCGTAATGACTATATCAGAAGTAACAACATCAATTGATAGCCAATATGTAAATCTATCAGGATAGCAAGTATAAATTTCGGTAACTACATGAGTGCTGAGTTGATTCTGTGAAGAATCATAAAGCCCTCCGACCATAGTAATGACAACTCGACTATCGTTAGTTTCCGTAACTGTGAGCGTTCTATCACCATACCCAATTGAAAAAGGGTCTGCACCATTATGTAATGACAAAGTGTTAAACCTAATTAATGACCCGTTTGCTCCTTCTCTAATTTGAGCATAATTAAGCATATATGTTGTTTTATCAAATCTAAGCGAATACCCATCTCCGACAACATAACAATAAGTTGCATTTGTATTATCAGAGGTCATGGTATGGAGCGCAAAGGCATCCAAAGGAAGCAAAATTAAAAATATCAAAAATATCAAAAATCGTTTCATATTAGTTTGTCCTGTAAGTTATCGGTGATGGTTTAAAATATATAATATTTGTTCTAACTGCATAACCAAGATACTCTTGCACCCCTGTTGATGGTGGGGTCTGTGTTATTGCCCCTGCTGTTGTACTGGCGTAAATTGGCTCACCTGGGGTAAGACTCCATGATTCATCCATTACAAATCCTTTTGTAACCATTTCACAAACTTCACCGTTGCCCTTACCTTCTATAAACATTACACATTCCAACAAGCTGGTTGATGCGTCTGCATCTGCAAGCATATATTCCAAGTCAGCGCCACTAAATATTCCGATCTGCCCAAAAACTACAGTTTCACCAACCGCATGGCTTATCTTTGCCGATCCATCACCGGCCGTATGATCTGTGGTAGGAATAATCATTGTGCTGTCTTCAGGAACAAGCTCACTCTCTCCGAGAGTCTCTGCTACAAGAAAGTCACCAAGTCCCGCAGTATAGACGAAGACAAGAGCATGGTCAGCAGCAGGACTAGGAGTAGCAGAGAAAGCATAGTCTCCCGACGTGTTAAACGTAGTAGTGATAACAGCACCTGATGAGTCTCTCGGCGAGACAAACGTGGGCTTCCCATTCTCCATAGTCGAAAGAATAGCATCCGTTGAAGTCCCCCACTCATCCATGATAAGTGTCGCATTCGTCCCTGCTGGCTTTGTAATCGTACCGGACGTTGTTCCACTGCTAATTGTTGCAAAGAACATAGCTTTGATTGTTTTGCTTCCAAGCGCACCTCCCAAATCTATCGTAGCTGATCCATCACCATTGTCAGTCAGCATATCATTTGTGACTTTAAGTTTATAGACAGCAGCAGTCGGCGCACCATCCACTTCTTCAATTATTATGAACCCTATTTTCGAACCCATATCACCACTTTTGTTATCCTTATATAGAGGTACAAGACCAACAGAAAGAACACAGAACTAACAACAAAAAGAACCTTCTTCACTCTACCTCTACCCACAGAACACCACCATCTATAACTGTGACAATGAAACCATTCTTTCGTACCTTCTCAGCCTGGTCATAGATCTGATCCCCTGCCGGTGTTGCGGCAAGTGCATCCACATCCCAGAGCATATCCCCGTTGCCATCTGTGATCGTAAGGTCGTTAGACGTTGCCGCCGGTTTATAAACCATGCCCACGATGGTGATTGGTTCCCTGGTGATCGTGGCAGCGGTGTCTATCCGCCATGTGTTCCCTGTAAGTGTATTCGCCATTTTAAAACTCCTTTAGTTACTGTTTGTATGTTCGTACCAATCAGCTAGGTAGTTACACCAATTAGCCGAAGCGGTGTCGTTCTGAAATTTATTCATATCACAAAGCCTATCCCTTTCTGACCACCGTTCTGCTTCTTAGCAGCTATTGAAGCAAGTCCTCGCTCGTAGAGTGTTGGAACATCTGAAGGAACATAAGGCCCAAACATCTCTGCCGGAAGTCCACTTTCCATCAACGCACCATCTTCAATAACCTCCTCCATCGGAACTTGTTCATGAATCTGGAGAGCTATGCCCCAGGCGATGACTTCATCGTCATTACACCCGGCCTTAGCCTCTGGCTTCCCACTTTTGCTCCTAACGAAAGTCACAAATTCCTTGGCTGCTCTCTTATCGACGAAACCTTCACCTTCTTGGAGCCATGTACGCACAGTGGAGACAAGAACATTGCGACTGATAGTCGTGGTCTTCCATCCTTTGGAAACACTCTCTGTGTCTGTCGTGGCATCATACTTCGGCATCATGAACAGATTCGGAACTTGAGCCAGAGCACAGAGATCAAAAGTTGCGAGTCCTGGGCCATTAGTTTCTATACCGATCCACGGACTTATGATCCGCGTCATCCTCCGGGTTTTGTGTTCAAAAGCATAGGTCTTAGCGATGATCCCTACTATACGTGCAAGAAGAACTTCGTCTATACGCCCATAGTAAGAAGCAGCGAGATCTCCGGTCTTACGATTCATCAACTTCACAACAGCGTTATCACCTTGCTCCAGACCTTCAACAACATCTACACCCATCGTATAGCAGGTAGACTTGTCGAGATCTTCAAAGACACAAAGGTGGTATTCATTGTCGCGAGGTTTAAGAACTTTGTCAAGCTGCATAAGCTGAAGGTCAAGAGAATAGTAACCGATTGGACGCTTCTTACTCTTTAGGAGTGCCTTCGTCCTTGTGAGGGCAGAACCATCGAAGACCAGCGCACCTGCTCCAATGAAATCCATGTCAAGTTCTTGTGCTACTTCCTTAGCCGACATGCCTTTACCTTGCCGCCTCACACACTCCCGATCATACCAAGGACTTCTAACCTTTCCTATCAATTCATCAACTGGATCTTCTTCTTTCGGATAAAAACAGTAAGCTCCGTAAGACTTCTCAGGATGTAAGGTCCAATGTATAGAGGCAACGGGATTATCTCCGGTGGTGAGATCATAGAACTGACCTGCTGCGCCAAACGGTGTTGAGTTAGCTATCCTGCAAGGTGTAGCATCGCCTCCGGCAGTCCAAGCTGGAACATCTTCAAGCCACTTTGCAAACTCATCATAGAAGACGGCAGCATAACGGCCACCTGTAGAGAAGTTAGGATTCGATGTCTCACCAGTGAGGGCTGTCCCTGCTTCAGGATTTATAATCCTCATTGAATTGTCGTGTTTATTCTTTGAAAAGCCCTTCGGTCTGAGCCAAGAAGGAAGCTTATAGAGGCAATAACGGGCCTTCTCAAAGAGCGCCCTAGGATCACCTTTCTTGTCTACATAAGTCTCAATTCTAGAACCAAAGAGGAAGTCGGCTCCGCCATCAGGATTAAGCCACATCCACTCAGCTACGAGCATCAAGATCCACGACAAGCCCATGTCTCTGGACTTCAAAATCGGAAGATCTAACTTGTTATCTATGCAGTAGACTATGATCTGTATAAGAATGTCTTGATAAGCGTAAGTACAAAAAGGTTGGTTATGGAAAGGTCGTTTGCGAGTATCGAGGGTGAAGAAAAAAGTGTTAAATGCAAAGACTGGATCTTTGAAGAACAACGCTTTGACTTGACTTCGATATTCCGGGTCCACTTTTGCCTTAGCAAGGACTTTACTCCGATAGCTTAAATTCCCTTTAAGATCTTTTGGGTACTTTGTGGAGACCAACGTCGAACCTGCCTGTCCGTACTTAACCTTCTCCAGCTCTTCAAGCATCCAAAGAAGCTTCGGATCTTCATATGTTCCAGCAAGTTCTGTTGACATCCCTTATTCTTCCTCATCGTCCAGGAGATTAAAAACATTATCTTGAAGCTGCTTCAACGTGAACTTATTGTTGTTCTGCTGATTCTGAATGACATCCCCCTTAATTGTGATGCCGCCGGAGCCACGGAGCTTGCTCATCTCAAGTGCTGCGAGCGTAGCCTTCTGACGTAAAGCCCGGTCTTTATCATCAACAACCGTCATCCTGAGATCTTCTGACACGTTCCGGAGAGCCATATCCCTCAGCGCAATGATCTCTTCTCCAAGCTCCATTGCATTCTTGTCTGCACCGCCCTCGATCCTGGCTCTTTCCGTAAGGAACGCCGGGGAGTTTATAACAATGCTGACTTGACTCTTCGTCATCCCGTAAAGACGTGCAAGATCCGAGGGTGTGAGGCCACCGGCTACAAGTGCGCGAGCCATAGAGCAATGTCGTGGCGTAACTTGTTGAATTATTGGACTTTTCCCTTCGCTGTGCCTTCCCATCGTGGACCTCCTTGCCTTCTCCTAAGCTTTACCTAATAATAACACATATCTACGTCAAAAACAACACATTTCTGTAGCAAAAAGGGCTTGGGATCATCTACCCACTTCTACTGACCCCTTAAGTTCTATCCCTCTACCTCAGAGTCCTATCCTGCCCCTCAGACCTCTGACTTTTCAAATCCATTTGTCTAAATTCCACGTTCTCTCCCCCTCGGCGAAAAAGTAAATCCCCCCAAGGGGGTCAAGTTAGAGGGGAGAAACTTAGTTAGATGGAGCTTATGGAGTTAGAGAAACTGGCTAAGTCATTGAAATCTATCTAAGTTCGGTAAGACTAACTAAGTCAGGTAAGGTAGGCTAAGTTAGGTTGTAGGTCGATTCGGTGGAAAGTGCAGGTAGCATGCAGTTTGTGAACATACTGTAATGATTAAGGATAGTGGGTATAATTCAGCATGACTGAACTATAGTGACAATAATAAGTGATGATAAGATGTAACACTCTGGTTATATAAGTGAACAAAGAATTAATATCCCTTGTGATTACAAGGAGTTAAAAGATTTCTGCTGACTTGGCATGGCGTATGCAATCCTTGTAGATAACAATCAACCAAAGGAGTTAAAGAATGTTCTATCTACACTTTTCAAGCGGAGTTTACTCAAACCACTTAAGACATGACAAGACCGTATGGAAACGCTACCGTGACATGATGAACAATGCCAAAGGGCTTAACTTGCCCTGGATGCTGTATAACCAATAAAACAAAGGAGCAAGCAATGACAAGGAAAACCATAGAACATATCCTGAACAACCATAGCATAGGCTTTGAAGTCATCGAAGGCCAGGTCATAGCCGAAGATGTTGCCTATAACAGAAACACCGATCTTATGGAAGTGGAACCAAAGCTTATAACTGGGATGAGCAAGCAAGAATTGAAAGGTTGGCTTGGTTACTAAGGGAGAGACGGAGACGGAAGTCGGAGAGAGAGAGTTCACGCACTCCCTGAAAATATGGTACAAGCTATAAGGAGACATACAAGATGCCAGAAAATAAACGCTATAAATACATCGTGACGTATCCAGATAATACATACACAGTATTCTATGATGATGAAGTCTTATCACATAGATTGATAAAAAAAGTAGTCTGTGGCAGGAAGATTATGCAATATGTAATGATTGACATGCTGAAGGAGACAACATGATTACATTAGAACAAGCTAAACAGTTAAGACCAGGAGATATACTTTATCACACACATGAAGTCAATGCCGATGGTGCACCTCAAAGGTGGCGTGTAAATGGTAAGGTCAAACTTTGGAAACGATCACCTGATAAGGTCAAGGTCCCAATTAAACATGGCCTTTACACCTATGACTATTTGACAGAACAATATCTTGACCGTGTTTCATTAACTGAAGAGGAGGTAACAAATGGATAATTTATACGAACAAATAGAATATAGAGGTTTTAACATCAATGTTCATTACGACACTGAACCTTTCAATCCACGTGAAGAATCTGAACCAGCGGGACACATGGTCTGTTTTCATGGTCGATATGATTTAGGAGATAAACACGACTTAACACAAGAAGGATTAAAAGATATCGTTGATAACCCTGATAACGTATCATTACCTCTTTACCTTTATGACCATAGCGGTGTAACTATGAGTTGTGGTCCTTTTTCATGCCCTTGGGATTCGGGTCAAGTCGGTTACATTTACATGACGAAAGAGGAAATAGCCAAAGAATCATGGACTGAAGAACAAGCTATCAAATACATGCAAGGTGAAGTTGAGATGTATGACCAGTTTTTAACAGGTCAAGTATACGGATATACCATAGAACCCACTGAAAGAAATAAATCAATTGAATGTGAAGATAGCTGTTGGGGTTTTTTTGGTGAAACGGATTATATGGTTACGGAAGCAGAGGGAGCTATCAATTACGCTATCAAAGAATATAAGCAGGAAGTCATAAAGACCCATAAAAGGGGGGGAAAGAATGAAAGGTAAACTTTATACAATCAGAGAGATTGAAAAAGCTGAGATAACGAAAGCTGAGCTTGCTTCGTTAATAGGCTTGAAGGATGAATGCTTTGACTATGCCTTACCGCAAGCATGGTTGAATAACTTTGTACGAATCTCAGGTCTTTCTTACAATCTCGTTCGTAGTACTTGCTTCTCGTTTTATCCAAAAGGTGAGTTCGGAATGGTTATTGTGACAGGTTGTGCAGAAGTCCAAAAGTGGCTTGGTTAAATAAGGGATGGAGAAAAAGATAGGTAAAAGGGCATGAGAAGGCGTGAGAAGGCGTGAGAGCATGAAAAAAGGGCCAGGGCTTTCAGGGCATGGCATAGGCAGCGTTCTTTGAAAATCAGACACAAAGGCTTTTGAGAGCGTTTCATGACCTCTAAGGTGACACATTTTTTCCATCACCTTAAGTCCTTAAACCTCTCTACAACCGTGAGACGTTACCATGTGCGGCCTATGGAGCCAATTATACAATTCCACCTACTGAATAATTATATAATTATGCACCCCCCTGCGCAATGTGGCGTGTGTACCCTTTTCAGAGTGGCAAAAATCAGGTAGGTAAGTTCTAGGTAAGCTGATAGTAGTAGAAGCAAAGCTTCTTCTCTTAATTTTTTTTTTTTTTTTTTTTTTTTTTTTTTTTATTGACAAACAAAACAAAATATGCTTCATCGTTCAACCTCTTTAGCAGAACATAAGACTTTCGCAAAGCAAAATAACTTCTCCAGAAGAACAAACCAAGAACTTAAGGAGAAGGTACACTGCCCAGATTGCGCGGAGGGGTATATAATTATATAATTATTTGGTAGGTTCGGTAGGATGGGTAGGATGAAAAAGGCTTTTTTGACACCTCTCACGGTCCTACGGACCTTCAAACACTTAAGGAAAGGAAAGGTGGGACTTATGAAGAAGAACAACCCAAGACATACGACACTCGTTGCATGGACTTTCATCGTCCTCTGGGTCTTTGTGGTCATAAGACTTAGCTTGGTAGCACCGGTGCAAGCACGTTATGAAAACCTAAAGACTGTGAGTTATGCTTGTAAGGATTGTCAGAAGTCAAAAACAATAGGTCTTAAATAAAAAGGAGTATACAAAATGGGACAGACACATCGAATAAGTTCAAACAACACAACAATAAGTCGTGATGGTAATTATCAGACAGTCCAACTTCATAGAACCGTTATCGTTAAAGTTAGTTCAAAAGAAATTATACTCGATAGTGGTGGATGGGATACAGTCACAACTAAAGCCAGGATGAACCAAGCATCGAATGAATGGGATTTAGGTTTCAGAGTGTTCCAGAAGAGTTTCCAATGGTTCGTGTCTTTTAAAGATCAAGACTTAGAATTTTTTGATGGTATGACTCTGAAAAGATAAAAACTTGAAGTTTTAAGACACTCCATCAGAGTCAAGAGTTTTACAACTCTGAAGAGAAATACAACTGAAAGGCTTGACCATTGCAACACAATGTGATAGAATACCTTTAGAAATCAAAGCTTTACACAAGATCAAGACATCCAGTTTTGATCTAAAAAAGGACAAAAGTCCACAACTTACCAAGGCCAAAAGGCCGAAGGAGAAATATCATGACTGAAGAGAAGAAAGAAATCGAAATCGTTGCAGGCCAGAATCCTTATGATAACGTACACAGTCTCACCACGAATATCGGCTTCACCAGAAGCTCCGATATCAAATATGAAGTCTATGCCTTCCGTCCGGTTCTCGTCGACAGCCTGGAAGTCGTCGAAGCACAACTCAAGGAGCATTACAACGCTACGTTGCAGGATGCCATTGACGGTTTTGTGAAGAAGGTCTGTGGAAGTCCGGCATACAAGCTTCAGTTCAATGATGACGGTTCTTTGAAGCCTGAAGGTCATGCCAGGATGCAGAAGGCTATGGATGGCTATCGCCTGGGACAGCGCGCCACAAATGGCGTTACGCAAAAGGTTAAGATCGCTGAGCATGATGAGTTGACGGCAACTGCAACGGCTCTCAACATGACCGTTGCTGAGTTGATTGCAATGGCAAAGGATCTGAAAGACGAGCCAGAGGAAGAGGACGAAGTGAATAGCGACGAAAACGACGACGACGAATAACCACTTTTCTTAAAAGTATGTCCTACAAAGAAGGTGTAGCATGTTCTGTGAACAGGAAAGGCGAAAGGCCAACCGTCGAGAACGTGCTACACCTTTGGGAGAAGAGAGAAGACTCGAAGAGACACTCAGGAGTCATAACTTTATAACCTCCGCTTCCACCTTAAGATGTGTTGAAAAGTTCTTCAAAAGGAGTCAAGAATGTCAAGTCGAGATCGTAAGTCGTGGCAGAAGGATCGTAGGAACTGGCCTATGGAACCAAGGCCGTCGAAGCTGAGCGATACCCACTATTTTTGTTTTGTAACTACTATCTTGATAGTGTGTATCTTTGTAGGTTTTATTTTTTCGTAAAAGGAGTTCGACGATGCTTGAAAAAGAAATCACAAAAATTCAGGATTTACTCATTAATAGAATGGCGTTGAAGCACAGTCTTGAGCAAGAGCTTTTAATTTGTGAAAACCAATGTAATGACTTCCAACACCGACTTCATGCCCTGCAACGTAGACAGATAACTGAGCTTGCAGAGATACTTCCTGCCTTACGTTTTACAAAGACCAACCTCGGTCTTAATCCACAACAGCTCAAGATGTTAAAGAGTTCACTTCTGGAAAAGAAAAAACAACAAACAAAGGAGACAACACTATGAATCAACAAACTTACGAAGGCAAAGAGATTATCTATAACGACATGGGTGAAGAAATCAAGGCAATCGTCGTAGGCCATGACTTTGATATTGGAATCTCTGTAATTGCAAAAGACAACAAAAATTATTACCTCTTATGTCTTAACGGACCAAGTTCACCTAAGTATAAGAGACGCTATGGCTCGGATGTCTCCAAAGCAAGACATCACAAGATCTACTTCGAAGGAATTACCAAAGAGATTGAAGAAGGGGTTATCTTTTCTGCATCTGATTATCTCAAAAATGCTGGAGTTATTGTCAGGCAAAGTCAAAAATCACCAACAGCGCAAGATTGTTCATTCGGTCAATAGGAGACGTTTCCCTGATGTCTTATCCAAAGGTTCTCTCTGATGCTGTTAAAAATGAACTTGCTTCTGTGCTTGATCGGATGTCCACGATGGCACAAGGCGAAAGTCTCACGCTTAATGGTACACCGTCAATGATCCGACGTATCAGAGTGAATCTTTATACTTACTTAAGGCTTGAACACCTAAAAGCTCTCTACACCATAAAGCAACTTACACATGAAGAAATTGTGATTCTGAAGAAAGACAGCTTGACACTCACAATTTCTTCAAGTGAAAGTTCTACGATGACTCCAGAACTTAAGACCATCTTCGAAGCTGAGTTTCTTTTTCTTGAAACAGTGGAAGAAGCCAGAAGCAAAGCTCAAAAGATGATCCTCGATAATAAAATAAGCATAGAAGATTCTCTCACGCTTCTCGCGGAATGGCGAAGAGTCCAAGGTTAAGAAGGAAAGGTCAAGAAGATGATAAACATAAAAGCCTTAAGATCAGTGATGAAAATACACAGAATAGAGCCAAGACCAAGACCATTGGAAGATGATGGGAAGAAAGGTTTTAAGAATCCATTCTGTAAAAATTATAATCTGTGTCTTGACTATGCTATCTTCGCAAGGCCGAAGTGGCCTTCATTCTCTTGTAAAGCTTGCCTCTGGAAGTGCAACAAAGGTGATAGACCAAGGCTTTCTTCTGTAGATGAACCTACTATCTATCTAAGTAGAGAATGGAAAGCTATGAAAGATCAAACATTAAGGCGTAATCTACTACCCAGTCAACACTAATCAACACTAAACAAAGGAGCCACTGAGATGATTTGTCTAAACTGTGGATCAAGCAAGATGTTTCAGAATTATTGCTACGTTTGTGGAGTCAGGGCTACCCCGGTCTTAGCTTTGCTAGCTCCACCACACAAGATCAAAACTAACTTCAAAAGAGCGGAATCTTATACTCTTGTCGGCTCTTACCGAGAAATACCTATCTATACTTATACCCACATGCCTCAAGATGAGATTTATTTCATCTCAAAGGCTAATCTCTTCCTCGTAAAAGATCTAGAAATCTTTGAGCATAGGTCGAAGACCGTAGTATGTGAGATGTTACTCACGAAGTATAAGGAAAAGACAAAACAACCTTGAAAGGAGAAATTACCGTGGAAAAGACAAACAAAGAAGGAAAACAGCCAGTTAAAAGATCCTTGTACGATCATCTATGCTCCCTTTATCCAAGGCTTACGCCTCTTGCGCTCAGGAAACCGAAAGAGCCTTTAGAACGGCTCACTTCCGCAGTTTCCAAAAGTCGTTGGAGTCCTACAAAGGCTTGTCAACTCTCAGAAGCCTTCATCCGAAAGATCTCCAGAAAGAAAAAGAAGGCCAGGAGATTAGGAAGACACAACAGAAGAATTAACCAGATCTTTGCAAGGAGGTAAGAAGATGATGAAGACATCAATAAACAAAAAGTATCGAGCTTTGGCTCTCAAAGATTACCAAGTCGTACTCAAGTCCATACCAGCAAAAATCAGAACTTATGATTCTATCCCCAAACTCCAAGAACTTTGGGCTTCTTTAGGCTTTGAAAGGAAATCTACGCGAGACTTCTCTTTTCCGATCTATTTGTATCTTAGGCTCGGAAAATATGACTCTATTCCTGAATCAGTCCATGTTTTCATAGAAGAAGCAGTGGAGCAAGGTCTTCTGGAAGAAGATTTCTTCAATGCTTTAGATTCGTCTGACGGGATGATTTCTAATTCCACCTCCGATGGTCTTCTCAGGATCTTGTTTGATCCATCTCAGTCTTCAAGGTGTAGGATTATTAAAAAAGAAGAGTCAAAGACAAAGACAGAAACAACAACAGAAACGATTATCATTTGCTAAAGAAAGGCGGTTCAAGATGACTCTCTCTCTGCCCCTATCGAACGATGAACTTCACCATCGTGGCCCTCCCCTCACATGGGACAACACCATGCGAGGTCAGCTCCTCCAATGCCCCAGGAAGCTCTACTTCTTCCTTTGTGGCTACGACTACGTGAGCAAGCCAGCTTACTTTACATTCGGCTCTGCTTATCATGAGTTCTTACGAATTTGGCATGAGTCGGGGAGTAACCTGGGGAAGCTCCCCCTAGCACTTGACGCTGCACTTCTCCTTTGGGACACCGACGCTCCTTTCGCCTTCGGAGATAACACTCGTGAGAACCTCATACGTCTCTGCAATGCTTACGCAACCTTTTACCCCAAGGAACCTTGGCACGTTATACCTGGAGGCGGTGAGGTAGGGTGGATCTACCCACTTCCAGCTTGCAGCTTCCTGGAAAGAGCCTACAATCTCGGAGGCTCGATGGATGCCAGGATAGAATGGCCCGGCTACGGTGTGCTGATCCGTGAAGATAAGTCTGAAGGAGGTTGGCTTTCCAGAGGCTTCCTGGATTCTTTTATCTTCTCCCCACAAGTTACCGGCTATATCTGGTATGATAGTCAGCTCCAAGGTTCCACGACGTTCGGCGCACTTGTTAACATGGCGTCAAAGAAAGTTGCTAAGGCAGGCCAGACTCCAAGGTTTACACGTTCCCTTCAGCAACGAAGCCCCAAAGAGTTAGACGATTTCATCTTGGGATTTCAATTCGATCTCTTGAGGTTCGAGTTCTTCTGGAAATCGTGGGTCTGGCCTAGGACTTGTGACAGTGGGAACTGTGTCGGAGGCAAAGGTAAATCGGTATGTCTCTTCAAAGAAGTCTGCAAAGGAACGCGAGACATGCCTCTGGAGAAGATAGATCCTTTGAGCTTCGAGAACGTCGGTCATAGGGAGAACTTATGGGAACCCTGGAAAAGAGAAGGAGAACAGGAATAATGGCTAATAACCGGATGTATCTTAAGCATGAGCCATCAGGAAAAAAGATCCTACTTGCAAAGTATTATCCGTCTGTCGGATGGTACTTCTACCAATCCCAAGAAACCATGGATGAATGGTTGGGTCAGTTTCTTGATGGATCTATGTGGGGAGACACAGAATTTAGCTTACACTTTGAAACCAAAGAAGGAGAACTCTCATGATCGAAGTCGCCGCAATCATCATAGTCTTGGTTATCCTGGTAGAAGCTTACGTTAGCAACAAATCATGAGGCATCCTTATGAAAAAGAGAGCCTACATCTTAACAACAGGCATCAACCTAGAACTTTTTATTAAACTCTTAGCTTCGGAGATCTATCATGGAGAAAGAAGATCAAAGATCATCAGTCAAAGAACCACTTCTGCCGGATCTGATCTGTCCGAAAGACTCTTACGGGTGCATCAAGACAGCTTGCGCCATCTATAACAAAAACACAGAGTCTTGCGCAATTCTGGAAATCTCAGAGAGTCTGAATAACTTGGCGCTATCACTTTTACTGGCTACAACCAACAAACCTTAAAGGAGAAACTCATCATGATGACAAAAGCAGAACGTACAGAAAAGTTAAGAGTTATCAAAGAAAGAACAGATTCTTTGAAAGATCGTAAACAAGACTTACAGAATGAACCTATCTGGGATGATACTCTAAAGGGGAAGATCAAAATCGAAGAAGATAAGATTGTTGATAAGATAGATGATTTTATCGAAGCTTTGGAAGTAAGAACTGGAAAGAAGTATACTTTTGAGTTCAAAGAAGAAGGAACTACTCCACGATCCAATTTTCCCAAAGTCAATCTTGAAGATATAACAAATCGTGGACGTTGTAACCAAAAAGATTTAATAACTGATGTGGTAACATTTTGCCGCAATAACGGCATATGGAGAGACGAGAGAACTATGTTGGATTGGATAAAGAAAGTTATTGACGAAGTTTAATTACTACACAAAAGGAGAAACCCCCCATGACAACAAAAATCATACTCGTAAGTTTCCGCAGCGGCTCTTCCAAAGGCTATGCTTACTTCACAGATATTGAAGATCTTGAAGTAGGAGATCATGTTGAAGTTCTTGTACGTGATGAGCTGAAAGAAGTCCTCGTCATTTCCATTGACCCGACGGAGGCTGAAGCAGCCTGGGCCTCAAAGTCCATAATTCGGAAAATCGAGCCAGATGAAGTCCAGGAGAGCATTGTCTACGACGGTGAGAATAGGGTCAATGTGATGAACTTCGTTGGCCTCGGAAGTCTGGGGCCAAGTTCTACACTCGAAGAACTGACTATCGTGGATAGCAAAGGTTTAGAAGAAATGGTCTACGTTGGAGATCTTATCGAGCGTAGAGCAGATGGACTTACAGTTGTAAGATGTAAGGGAGAAGCCAAATGATTACATTGAAACTTCTCTTAATTGTTGGACAGGTTCTTATCATAGTATTCTTAATACGAGAAGCTGTACTGAGTAGAAGGATTTACAAGCAGCTCTTGGAAGAAAGTATTCAAAGAAAGGAAATCCGTCATGACTAGCGTCCTTTCCACAGCACAATCCATAACTTCCTTGCCCACGATTAACAAGTTCAAAGGTCTTATCGTGGGTCCGACTGGCAGCGGAAAGACTTCCGCAGCTCTCACGATCCCTGGGCGAAAGCTCGTCATAGACACGGACTTCAGGCTTGCGAGGCAAAGCGATCCAGACATCGAAGTTATCCAGGTAGCACCGGATAAGGCCCGTGGGCTTAAGCCTTGGACAAAGATCTGCAACATCCTTCAAGAACTCTGGGCCTTAGCGGAAAAGAAAGAAGACTTCCCTTATGATCTCGTCTTGTGGGAAGGACTTTCGTCGCTCGGCAATCTTGCGATGGATTGGTCGCTTGAACAGACTGGTTCAGATCGTCAAAAGATGGCAACAGCCCCAGGCGGAGGACCAGCTCAACCACACTACGGCCCTCAGATGAACCAAATGATGAATCTTATCAGGCAAGCTGTCCCACTCCCATGCCACGTCATCTTCACCGGACACATAGACCTCTACGAAGACAAGAGAACACACAAGCTGCACTATTATCCTAAGATGGTGGGCAAGGTCCGCAGCGATGTAGCTTCTCTCTTCAACGAATCTTACGAAGCATTCAGAAAGCAGAAGGATGGGAAGCTACGCTTCTTCATGAACACCGCCGGAGATGCAGACCGGATGAACTTCCTTAAGAGTACCTATAACAAGCCACTGGGAGCCTTATGGGAAGATCCTGTAGAGATGGATCTCTCAGAGGAAAATCCGGGACTTCAGAAGATCCTGAAGCTCGCAGAAGAAAGGAGGTAAGGAGATGGTAAACAATTATACAATACACTGGCAACTTTACGACAACGAGCATGAAATACTCGGCAAAAAGCGTGAGCTTCTTCCCACTATCTACAAAAGTCCGAATACCTTCAGCGTTGCTGAGGCAGAACGAAAAACACAAAGAGCTAATTGGTTTTTCATAAATGCTCACCACTTTGTCAGGAAGGTGAGAAGAAAGGAGGTCCACGATGAGAGAGGAAACTTCTAACATCCTTGATTCCATGAAGCGTATCATAAGGAGTCAGGTCCAAGTCACCGTGGAAGACGGTGGGATCGGTCCTTATGACTATGGCTCCCAGAGAGGCAAAGACTGCTGGCCTTATGTCTACGCAATGCAAAATACTTACGAGACAAATCTTGAGCTACGCTACGATGAAGATCTACCGAAGAAGTTCACGGTTGTTGTTCCTTATGAGCTAAGGGTTAACGGCTCGGAGGAAGAACATGAGCTTATCGTAGCAGTTAAAAGAATGTCTTATGTAAGAGACACCAAAGCGAAGCTTATCAAAGCAACCTGGATATGGGGAGAATAGTCACAATGTGACAAAGGAGGTAAAGGACATGGCATCCGGTTCTATGGCCTAAAGGCCCGAAGGCAAGAGAGAAACGAAGGATTAGTCAATGAGCAAAAACCAACAAACAAAGGAAATTAACAATGGCTACATTTGAAATGCCCAAAGACCTCGACAAGATACAAGAACCAGAAGTTGCATCCGAAGGATGGTACACTTTTGAGGTAGTGAACGAACCAGAAAAGACAGAGAACAAGAAGCTTAAGGAAGGTGGGCCAGATGCAGAAGGTGCTGGCTATAACCTCACTATCGCCTTATCCCTCATCAGTGACAATCCGAAGTTCCACGGGAAGCGCCTCACAAAATATCTGGCCTTCCCTGTCAATGGCGATGACGAAAAGTTCTACGATGGTCAAAGCAAGACCGATGAGAAGCTCGATGCTATGAAGAAGACTTCCATCGCCTTTGGACACGAACCAGAGGGAACGGAGATCGAGATCGACCAAGGAGATCGCGCACAGTTCTACGTCCGTGTTGAACCAAGCTTTAAAGACGAAGACAAGATGGTCAACGCGCTGTGCATGAACACCTTGCCAAGGCCATGTGCATAGGTACAACGTGCAACGTACCAACGGCCTTTTGTAAGACCTGCTTGAGTCTTGGCTAAAAACCGTTCTTCGGCAAGTCTTGCATGTACACACTAGAAAGGGGAAGGAAGTAGATTGACTTCGAAAACTTCCCCTTTCTTCTTAGGAAGGAAAGAAAAGGAGAAGAGAGATGTCTAAGACGCTAATACTTATAACAATTATTCTATCCTTAAGTTTGTTGGGGGCACTAAATGCTTATTTTGCTGCTCCCTTATGGTGGTGTATTTTTTCTGGACTTGGTGGAGGAATACTTTCGGCTCGAATATTTATAGACACAGGAATCCTATGAAAAATCTAATCTCAATAATCGGCCTAGCTCCTTCAGAACTCTCACGCGAGGCTTTGCTTAAGCGTATAGAGCTTGAGCATCTCCGTGTTGTTGAGTCCTTGACATCGTGGGTCCCACCATCTCAAGTCAAGAAAGCAAAGCTTAAGAGGTCAAGGAAAAAAGTGGACCCACTGATCGACGCTGCGGTTACGGCCAGCGGCATGACTACCGCTGAGATCTTGAAGCTCGTTGCAAAGAAGAAAGCAGCGGCTCTTGTGGTTCCAGAGGTTCCGCCAATCGTCGTGGAACCACCGGCCCTGGCAGCTCCCCCAGCTTCATGGCATGTGCTAACCCCAGGAACGCCAGGTTGGATGACTTGGTGGAAAGCACATCCAGAAGACCAAGAAGCAATGGTGAAATATGGGGCAAAAGTTCGTAAGAAGGAGGAGAAGTCAAGTGACAAAAGCTGAAGCTATCGAGAAACTACCGACGGAACGCGCCAAGACTCGCTTTAGAAGACTCGCCGTCTGGTGTGATGCTACACAGAATTGGTGTAACTTCAACTGTGACTATTGGCACGACGTTGGAGTCATGGTCACAGGAGAGAGCCTGGAAGTACACACTTTTATTCCAGGCCACTGTGCTAACCCTACAAGAAGAGAGGAGGAAGCTTCCTTATGAACACCATGAATCTTTCACTCCGCACTCTACATGTCCCACCGTCCGGTCCGTCCTTCGCTAAGATCATCTTTGTCGGGGATTGTCCATCGGCTCTCGACGTGAAGCGTGGTAAGCCTTTCCTTGACAGTGGAGGAGAACTTCTTAATCGGTGCTTCCGTGACTCTGGGATCATAAAACCTTCGGTCACCTTGACCAATGTTTTCTCTCAACGTCCACCACACGGCATTGGCTACTTCTTCCGTGATAAGAGTTGTACCAAGCCGACTTGGGAAGGCCAGGAACATATAGATCGTTTCGAGGCTTATCTCAAGAAGCTCTTGGCTTCACCTACACCGCCTAATGTGATCGTGGCTCTTGGCAAAACAGCCATGACGATCCTAACCGGAAAGAAACGCCTTAACAATTGGCGTGGCTCCGTTCTCCCATGCACTCTTGTCGATGGTCTTAAGGTCTATCCAACTTTTCATCCAGATGATGTCAACAAACTTATCAACGAGATCGGCATAGTGGTGCTCGGTGAGAAGAAAAAGCAACAACAAAACATCTTACCGGTTTTCCTGATAGATCTTAAGCGTATCCAAGAGCAAGCTGAGTTCCCGGAGATCCGATACCCGGAACGGACCTACGAAGTAGATCTCACCTACACGGAGATCATTGATAAACTGGAGGAACTTCAAGCTTTCGAGGGTTACATCTCCGTGGACATCGAAACCTTACCTGGAAGAGATGGTCCAATGCTCTGGTATATAGGTTTTTCAAACCACCCTTCGCGAGCCTTCACCATTCCATTTCTCCTTCGGAGAAAGCTTGCCTGGGGATCGTGGGAAGAAGCCGATATTCTTGTGGAAATCTCAAAAGTCTTCTTATCCACAACATCACAGAAAATATTTCAAGGAGGTACTTATGACTTATCCGTATTGGGTAAAGCTTATGGTCTTAGAGTTGCTGATAACACCTATGATGACACTATGTGGTGTCACCATGCGTCTTATCCTTATATACGCAAAGGTCTTGGAAATCTTGTCTCGATCTATACATGGGAGCCGTATTTCAAGGACGAAGGCAAGGTTCATCTTGGGGTTCGCTCTGGAGACATCGCGGAAGCTACTTATAATTGTAAAGACTGTGCCACCACCAGAGAAATCTTCCCGATCACCAAAAGAAACGCGAGGGAACTCGGAACCTGGGAAGGATATAAGAAGGTGAGAGAAAGAATCCCGTCGCTTCTTGCCATGATGATTCGTGGTGTCCGCGTGAATGTTCCACAGAAGAAAATCCTTAGTATAGAGTTCAATGCTAAAGCCAAGGAAGCACAAGCTTTCGTCGTGGCACAAACCGGCAAGGTCTACAACCTTAACTCACCAGTGCAGATCCAAGAACTTCTTTATCAGCGCCTTGGTCTCCCAGAGCAATACAACTACAAGACTAAGAAACCCACGACTGATAAAGACGCTCTCAACAAACTTAAAAGGAGCTATCCTAATGAACCGATCTTACAATCGTTGCTTAATTTCAGGAAGTTTGGAAAACTTGCGTCAACTTACGCAGACATGCCCATTGCCGGAGACGGTAGAGTTAGGACTTCTTACTCATTTATCTCAACTTGGAGATTATCTTCTTCAGAATCAGTCTTTGGTAGTGGAGGGAATCTCCAAAACATCCCGAATTCACGGCTTATTGAAGGAACACTTATCCGGTCTATCTTCATGGCAGATCCGAATAAAGAGTTTGTTGCAGCAGACCTCTCGCAAGCAGAAGCCAGGGTCGTAGCGTGGGAATCCAAAGACCTGAAGACCATAGATCTGTTTTTAAATCCGGCCTACGACGTTCATTGGGAGAAAGCTAAAGGGATCTTTGGCTTCGGTGCAGCTCAAATTTATAACCCGAAAGAAGAGATCTATTCTCCGGTGGCAAAGCTTTCAAAACCGATGAAATTTTTCAGAAACCTTGGCAAGACTGTGGTCCATGCCGCTAACTATGACATGTCTTATGGAATGCTTATGGTTATCATGGCTCGCGAGGAAGTTTTCCTTCCGGCATTGACCTGTAAGACGTTACTTGAAGGGTACAAGCAGCAGACACCTATGTTGGGAGAGTGGAAACGTGGAGTTGAAGACAAGATCAGAGCAACCAGAACGCTCATCAGTTCCTACGGACGGAAACGTCAGTTCCTTGGTAGGCTCAATGACAGTCTCTTCCGAAGTGCTTACGCCTTTTCTCCGCAGAGTACTGTTGGTGAGATCGTTGAAGACGGGATCAAAGCAATCAACGCAGAGGTTCCACTATGTCAAATCATGCTGAACAACCACGATGAGGTCATTGTACAGAGCGACCCAAAAGATCGTCTTGCTGTAATGAAAGAAGTGAAACGCTGTATGGAGATCCCATTGACCATACATGGCAAAGAACTTATAATCCCGGTTGACTTTAAGGTTGGACCGGATTGGGGAAGATTGGAGGAGGTTGAGTTATGTCAGGAATAGGATGTGAATGCTATAATTGCTATTACGACAAAAAGTGTAATCCCCATTCAGGAAAGGGCTGGTTATGTTATTATAATTCTGAATGGGAAAGTAAAGATCCAAAATTATGTAAAGAAAGGAGAAAGGAACTAAAAAGAGAACTCGAAAAAGAAGAGCAAGAGAAACTTGAAGAAAAGCAGAATTTAGAAAAACAACTATCGCTTGAAGTATTTAAAAAAGCTGTTAAGTTAGTTGGCAAATATAAAGAACCATTCGAAGAATTTGCTAATAGACAGGGGTATTCATTGAAAGATGGTGATTTGATGTTATTACCAAAAGAACTAGAAGAATTTATTTCTTTTCCTATTCCAGAAGGAGTAAAATTTACGGAATTAGTAAGTAAGATTTTTCTATTAAAAAATCAGAACCCACTTCTTCTTTTTAAACATATTAACAAGGCTTCTGAATGACTAAACGGCGCAATTGGCTAAAACAGCTTCAGACTTTCGTCGAAGACACTGAGTCCCCACGATCTTTCTGGGTATGGAGTGGGATCTTTACACTTGCTGCTGCTCTTGAGCGTAAGGTCTGGGTTCCCTATGGCCTTGAGCCGGTCTATCCGAATCTCTATGTAATGCTTGTCGCACCACCTGCTGTCTGTCGTAAAGGTCCGCCGGTTGGTCTTTCCAAGAAGTTCCTTAACGAGATTGAACTTCCAGCGTTTGTAGACTCCCCTACGAAGAGGGCGCTGACCAAGCAGCTTGCAGTCAACTGCGAGGAGAGAGCCTTCACCTACGAAGGAACACAACGGCCAATGTCTTCCATAGCTTTGATCTCTAAAGAACTCTCTTCCTTCCTTGCTATAGATCTCAAAGGAATGATCGAAGGTCTCACCGATCTATGGGATTCCCACGATGAGTGGGCTTACAAGACCTCAGAGAAAGGAGAAGACAAACTCTACAACCTTTGTGTCAACTGTTTCTTCGCTACAACACCATCTTGGCTTGCAGCTAATCTACCGGAAGAGGCCGTAGGCGGTGGCTTCACTTCACGAATTGTAATAGTCTCAGAGAGAAAGATCTACAAGAGTGTTCCCATACCACCACCTCCTAACATGGCTTTAAGACAAGAGCTTCTTATAGACCTTGCCAAGATCTCGCAACTCGTAGGGGAGTTTGAGTTCACCCAGGAAGCAAAGAACTTTTTCATAGACTGGTACAACGGCCTTGGCCAACTTATTAAACTGACAAAAGACCGGAGACTAAGACCTTTCATCGGAAGAATACACGTCATGGTCCTGAAGGTAGCCATGTGTTATCATGTTTCTTATTCCGACAGGCTGGTCCTGACCGCGAAAGATATCGCTAAAGCTATCTTCATGCTTGAGGCGACGCTGAAGAAAGCACCGATGGCCTTCGGAGGTCATGGTAAGAGTACAATGTCAGAAGAAACTAATAGAATCCTGGGCCAAATAAGAGACCTTGGGACTGTCACCTTCTCGGAGATCGTGAGACTTAACTACCAAGATGCGGACAAAAGTCAGATCAACGAGATGATAGACACGCTTATCGCAGGGAGGTTTATCAAAAGTGGGACTGAAGGCGCGGAGAGAACATTCACTTATAACAAACTAAAAGACTTCGATGAAGAAGGAATGACATTAGTTAACGGAAAGGAGGAGAAGGATGAAGATAGCTAAGAAACAAACAAAGAAACCACTTCAGTATACTATACTGCAAGAATTAACTTATCAAGCCCTGGTTGCTTCAGTAAATGAATACTTACAGAACGACTGGCTACTACGGGGTGGAATTACAAATGGAGGAGGACAGTTCTATCAAGCCATGACGAAGGAGATAAGAAATGAAAGTAATTCTACAATCAAGAAATAATTCCTGCTTAATGGCTGTGCTAGCCATGATAATAGGAGAAGACGAACATTATGTTTTAGATTGGTTTTTTCCTATCGTCCCTCCTATATCAGATGAGGATGCAATGGTTTTCCTAGCCAATCATGGGGTATTCTTTGGTAATTATGCTGATTTGACACAACTAGGAAACAACGGCAAAGGAATTAAGATCACAGCTGACACAGAAATAAAAATTCTTTATACATTAGCTAACAGACTTGCCTACATAACTGTAGACAGTCCAATTACTGAAGGTTTATTTCACGCTGTTCTATGGAACGGTAAGCAAGTTCTAGACCCACTTAATAAGATTCCACAATCACTTAAAAATTATAAAGTACGAGAAGTTTACCCACTAACTTGTACCAGTAAGAGGTTAAAATATTATGAGCGTATTTGGGAAGAGACAACGGAGGAGACAGGAGGTGGGAAGGATGAATAGTAAGATCACACTTTTTACGATCAGTAATACTATAGTCCATTAAATAAAGAAACGCAGCGTCTTCCTTAAGAGTATCATCTATAGTAAGAATTTTTTCACCCATTTTAAGAATCATAACTTCTTCCTCCCCAGAAACTTCTCAACAGCACTAGGCTCTTTCTTCTTATGAAACATCATGGTGCTCTCTGCGAGTCCCTTAGTTCCTTCTTCTTGGTAAGCTCGCAGAGAACTCATGATTTGATTCCCACCTGGCAGGAAATTCCCACTTTTCTTGACAACATTTATGAAGTCTTTCTCTGCTTCTGCGGGGTCACCACCGAAAGGAATTGCTGCTCCTGCCTTCACCGCTTTGAGCGTATCAAAGATCATTGCAAAAGCAGGGGGCATTCCAAGTCCTTCCATCGGAAGCGGTCCGAAGCCTACTTGCCGTAAGGCCGTAGTCCTGCCCCACATAGCTTCCATGCTCTGTTCCGCTATAGCACTACTCATCATAAAAGTAATCAATCTTTCGGTCTTTCCACCTGGTCCTTGCGCTGTCCGCATCCACTTTTCCATAGCAGCACCGTAGTTCATCCACCAACTCTGAAAAACCATAGCAGTTCTGCCGGTAGATCCACCCATGCCAACGCCGGTAGGCGATTCTATCGCCCCGTAAAGGTATTGCGTGTCAGCTATGATGTCTTTTATGAACAACTCCCTTGCTTCGGCGACATTCCCTTTAAGGATCTTGTCTTCTATATCACTGACGATCCACGGATTCCTATTTGAGATCCCTGTCTTAGAGAAGAAGCCTCCAATGTTCTTGGAAGTGGGCGCACCATGCTTGGCGATAGCTCCTTCCCACTTGATCATAGCAGCTCCACCCATTGTGTAACGATTCCACCTATCAGCCATTCGAAATGTCCACATGGAAAGATCTTTAACCTCATTGATCTTACCCATAGCACCACGTTTCGGAAACATAGGACTGTGAGACATCTCTGGAACAAAGTCTGTGATAGCTCCCATCCGTTTGATCTCGGCCCTAGTCTTAGGGTTCATAGCCCTGGCTGCACCGCGCATAACCGTTCCGATGTCAGTGACTCTGCCAAGGTCCGTTGGTCCGGTAACATACGGTTGGAACAGATTTCTTGTCGTGGCCATTGGCTTAAAGCCTAGGAATCCCATATATGTGAAATTATTAATAGATTGTGCAAGCCTTTGGACTCTTCCTACGTCCCAGATACCCTCTGTCCGACTACCTGTAAAAGCCTGTTGAGCCTTACCAAGTGTATTCTCCAGAGCGTTAGCCACCCAATGATCAAGATTAGACGGCCTATTCAAGACCCTACCTATAAGATAATCAGTCTGATTCTGCCAAACTTGCGGCAACTTCTTAGCATTCGCCGCCACTTTTTCGAGGGCTGGGTAAAGATAAAGATCTCTAGCCTGAGCACTTATACGACCTTCAAGCCTGGTGAAGAAGTCCACATCACTGTGCTTTGCAACAGGACTCTGCCGTAGGTGTGTCCAAGCTCCGTGCATCTCTCCACGTAAGCTCTTGCTCGCCGCAGCATCCATCCTTGCACCACTTGCTCCAATCCTTGCAGCATAGTTCTCGAACAATCCTGGAAAGCCACCCTTCACCCCAGGTGTAAGTTCCACAGAAAGCCCCTTGATAGCAGCCTCCAGGTCTTTACCTTTCTTTCCGAACCAGAGATGCCCACCGTCTTTCGTCTTCACCTTAAGAAGACTCCTGAGTCCTTTGAAAGTGTTCTCTACAAAGGCAAGTTGTTGATCGTATGGACGACCAGGAGCAGAATTAAAGTGGTGCTGTAACTTCGGCTCAAGACCTTTCATGATGTCATCTACCCACTTCACACCTTCAGCACTTACGCCAGCTCTGTTGAACAACTGTGGAATCTTCCTTCTCATAGCATCAGCATAAAGATTATCGTGGAAGGTCCGGTAGAAACTGAAGAGTTGACTCTCCGGTCCACCTTTCTCATGAACTCCCTTCAGCATCCCACTAAGTTCTTTCCTTAACTCAAGGACTTTCGTCGTATCTTTCTCAAGCAAAGCTCTATTAGTAAGATTATCTACCTTCGTGAGCATTCCGTTGGTATATTCTTCAACTTCCTTCGTCAGAGTCTTGTTATTTTTCTTGAACCTGTTCCCTGTAGCCTTGCTAACGAACTTCCCGAAGCCTCTTTCTTCCAGCATCCTTGCAGCAAAGTTCTGTAGATCAAGCTTATAACCATTGGCGACGGCAGTCGCACTCTTAACCTCATCATAGATCAAGGTTTTCGTCTTAAAGAGATCTTCACCAGCACCGAAGAGACTTCTTTGTGGTTGTATCTTTGGAATTGAAACTCTACCAGAGCCAAGAGAAAGCATCTTGCGTATAGGAATCGGATCATGAAACATCTGCTTAATCATATTCCCAGACTGTTCTTCCGTGATTTCTCCCCAGGATACCTTCTTCATAGCTTCTTTATCGAAAAACTGTTGTGCTTGTCCTTTAAAGACTTGCTTAGAATATTCAGAACTAAAGCCAGCAGCCTTCATGTTTGTCTTATAAAGCTCTTGCCAATGCTTTGCCTGCAAAGTGTTAAAGTCAAGCTCCTTCACAAGGTCATCTGAGAGGTAAGTCCCTTCGAGAAAAGTGGACTTCATGTTCTTCTCAAACGCCGGTGTCACCCCTTCAGTGGCACGAAGCGCCTTCTCTCTGTGGAACTGTGTGAGTCTTGTGTTATTCTTGGACTTTAGAGCACCCACTATGACAGATGCTTCATCCTGGGCAAGCTTCTTGTCTGTGAGAACTTTCTCAGCGGCTCTTGTGTAACTAAAGCTCTCCCACACACCGCCTCTAGCTCCTTGGATAGCTCCGATTGTATCCTCAACCGGCTGCATGACTTTAGTTCCTTTGTTAGATATCCTCTTCATGAAGTGCTTAGAAGCCATCCCAACACCTTTGAACGCTGCCGGAATAGCAACGAAATACAACTCAGCTTCTAACATATCATACATCAATGCAGCATGTTGTTGTTCCTTTGGCAAAGCCATGAACTTCTCTCTATTCTTTGACAAACCGTACTTAGCGTAAGGGATAGCGTCGATGATCGTCCTAGTGATAGCACCTGCTGTACCATAGAGATTCGGAAATCTACCCATCATGGCTTTATCTCGCCACAAAGGAAGCTCCGGTGGATTCTTCTCTACACCACTGAACTTTATTCCGAACAGCTTACCACTCTCGCTGCCACCCTGCGATGTAGCAAAGCCTCTGTCCCTGTCTGCTTCCCCTATATTGGGTCTGCGTATGTTAAATCCTTCTCCGATTGTCATTGGTCACTCTCCTATTTTTTAGGAAGATCAGCATAATGTCGCTTTTCTCTGCCGATTCCAAATGTATCAGCAAGGTACTTGGCAAAAGCAGACTCAGCATTATCAGACTCAGCCCAATATTTCCTTATCCGATCTTCTTCTTTTTTCTTTTCATCTACTTTTTTCTTTTTAGCAACTTCCTTTTTCTCCCTACTCTTAGCCTTCTTCTCTGTGAACGCCTGAAGAAAATTACGTCCAGCTTTCTTAGGTGTATCTGTCGGAGTTGCTACCCTTGTCGGTGCTTTGGTAAGTGCTGTACTATTTGTAACCTCTTCTATTGTACCAAGCGGATTCCCGGACTTATCTCTTACAGTCTGTGTAACAGGATGTACTGCATAGACTACTGATGTACCATCACTTCTTGAAAACTCTCTGGGCTGTCCTATTACCCCTATCATACCCCAACCGTCGTTTCCTGAGAAAGTCTCCGCACCATTAACCCAAGGATCATCTAATTCAATCTCACCTACAAACGTAACCATCATATTTGGATATAACAGATTCACCCTACCAGCTAAATCAGCTTTAAATTCTTCCGAAGCATGATCATCAAATCTATCTTCGTAAGCACCAGTAGCCAATAACATATTCGCCTGTTTTTCAAGCCATTTACCGTGCTTCCCCATCTCTCCATTTGTGTTTGTTCCAGCAGCGCCTATAAGAAAAGCCTTCTCATCTTTACTAAGTTCAGCAGCCGCAGTCTTTCCTTTTGCATTTGTTGTGTCGATGATCTTACCTTGGAACTTAGACTCCTTATAAACTATGTTAACCTCTTCTGTACTAGGATTTAACATTTCAAACCTATCCATTGAAGTTCCTCCTAGATTATGTCGAGAAGTACCAAGTGTGATAGGAGTCTGTGCATGAATAGCAGCAACAGTTGTGTTGTATTTACCAGCTAAAGCTTGAGCATCTTCCTCTCCGACTTTAGTAAGTCCCCAAGCACCATCCGGTGAACGCTTAGCATAATAATCTATCTCTCCTATGTTCGTGACAATCATAGCAGGTGTTTTAGGTTTAGTAATACCGTGGACAAAGGCATTTCGATTACCGGCGATTTCTTTATTAGCCATTTCTTTCACATGCCAGGCTAACGGATTTGCCTTTGGGTCTATAAGATTAGGTGTAACTTTCCCAATCTTATCATCGGCAAATCTCTCTCTAGTTTTTATATTACCAAAAGATGTACGACTGAATCTACCGTCAAGTGCCTTAACTATCTCTGGGTCAGCCGCTAATGTGGTCTTGTAAGAATCCCACTTTGCACGAGCGTGATCTTGTTCTGTTGTAGTTTTAGCATTATCATGCCACTTAAGGAAACTTTCTCCAATAGCAGAAGACTTCTGGAATAACGCCTCTGACTTCTGATTCTTCTGCATTAACTCAAACCTACGCAGATTCTCCTTTCTGTCTATCTCGCCTTGTCGAACTTGACGGTTAGACTCCATGATGACATTAAGAGAGTTCATAAGTTTGTTTGCTGCATCACCTGCTTGGCTCATTGTTCTTTCCCCTTCTTATGCGAAACTACTGCCACCACTACCGGCATCTGATCCAGTACTCATGCCACCACCTGCCCAACCACCGCTACCGTTCTTACCTCTGCCGCTTCTAGCACTTCCACCGACGGTCCCTCTCTCTATTTCTGACTTAGAAAAACCAAAAGCGCCACTTCCAGGAGTATCTTCGAACTTCTTCTTAGGCTCTGGAATAGTTTCTTCTTTAAGGTCTTCTGTGCTGACTAGACTGAACACAGAGTTCAACATATCGGAGGCAAGATTTCCGAAGTAGCCACTTTTCTTCTGAGCCTCTGCTGCTTCTTCCTGTTGCTCTTCACCTGTCTTTAAAAGAGAACCTACTCCCTGGAGTTGAAGTTCTGCAGCAAGAACTGGATTACCTTCAGCAGCAGCGAGCATTGACGCCAGATCTTCATTATCCCCGATAGCATCTCTTAATTCTTCACCTTCTCTGAGATTAAAAAGATCACCGAATTTATCCGCGACTAAACCTGCAATTGGTGCTATTACAGAAGAGCTAACAACACCAAATGGTGTAAACTTCCCAAGCATGCCCCCAAGAGTCTGCCCTATCTTGGCGAACTTCCCTACGAAGCCAGCCTCTTTCATGTAGTCCTTGTTTTTAGTCGGCCCAACAATCCCACCGAAGAGACCTTTACGCATTGCAACCGGCATAAGAGCATCTACAACCTGGCTCGTAGGAGCACCCATCGCCTTGGCAACACCGCCTATGGCCCCTACCGTAAGGACAGACTTTGCTGCCCCTACGAGCATAGCTTCACCAAGATCTGAGAAACCACTATACAATGGATCTGATCCTGGACTCCTATACCCTTGTGCCTTCTCACCCGCTCTCTTAGGAACGATACCTTTCATAAGACTTCTTGCTATAGCTGCCATTTATATCTCCAAAAACTTATGTTATTAAAAAAGATCAAGGCCAAGAAAAGTCTTGATCTTCTGGAATGTCAATATCAAAAGTTTTATCTCCCCAGTCATAGATACCAGTTCCAAGATTGCTAAGACCTTCAAAGGCTTTACCAACGTCATCAGTCCCGATATCCATACCACCACCCTTTTCACTACCGAACAAGAGCTTACTACTACCAAGCATGAGTCCTAGAATCCCAATAGTATCAGCTATACCAGAACTTTTTGTCTGTGCTCCTGTGAGTCCAGTCACCGCGCCAAGATGTTCTATCTGTGCATCTGTAAGTTTTCCAGTAATAGCAAGTTCTGCCTGTATTAAACCTGCTTCAGTATCAAATTGTCTTCCTTCTTCTAATAACCTTGCAGATTCAAGTCCGAAAGTCAAATCAAACTGTCTTGTATCTTCTTCTTCTGTTTCAGAGAGAAGATCATACCCAAGATCGAACTGTCTTGTGCTTTCTTTGATACTGGCTGCTTCCAACTCAAGTCCACGTTTCTGTAAACGTTGTGTTCCTTTCGTCAGCTCAGTTCCTATGTCGAACTGCCTTTGAGTTTCCTCAAGTTCACCATAGAACTGATCCATCTGACTTGTGTAAGTAGCCTTCCGTGTTCCTTCAGCTTTAAGACTTGCCTCAAACTGCCCTGGTTCTTGAAATGCACTTTCAGCAGGGCTAAAGAGCGTAAAATCTCCTTGTGCCATCTTGATCCCCTCCCATTAACTTAAAATAATACTTCTTTGTTCATACTCATAAATAATCTCATGAATTTCAAATGTTCTGTTTACCTGTCCTATAGTACATAAGATCTCAAAAGCAGTGCAGTCCGTTTCAGAAACGTCAATTTTGATAATAGTATAAGTCACATTGGCTA